CACTATGGAGCGGCATGCGGAGTGTCAGCATTGCGGTGTCGCGTTCACGCGTCTGATCGCGATGGCGCATGCCGTCACGCCCTTGTCATGCGATGACTGCATCCGAGAGCGGGCTGGTGGAATGCCGTCGACTAGCGTTCACTTCGAGCGGTGCGGCGATTGCGGGGAACTGTTCACGGCAAGGCGTGCGGGGGCTCTCTTCTGCTCCGAGGCATGTCGATGCCGCGCCCGCTATAAACGGAGGGGGTCCCTCTGCGCCCTTCCGACGTCGGGGGCACTGCGCGCGCGCGATCTTTCTCTAGCCACAAACTTTTCAAATTTGGGTAACAGGTAACAGTTAAGCGCGATGAAACAGAGCGAGTTTGCGGTTCTCCATGGGGTCAGTCGAAAGACAGTCACGAAGTGGAAGGAGCGCGGCTGGCTTGTGTTTGCGGGCGATGAGGTCGATGTTGACGCGTCGAACGCGCTGCTTAAAAAGTACCGTCGCGATGGCGCACCGGCTGTTACCCAAAGTGTTACCCAAGCGACGCAGGGTAACAAACGCAAGACTGTTACCCAGGCAGCGAGCGAGGTAACGCTCGGCGCGCGAGAGGACGCCGCTGACGTCGCGGACCGGATTCTCTCGGGCAACGTCGAGCTGCTCGACTTCGACGCGGCGCGCTGTTTCAAAGAGAACTATCTCGGGCTGAAGGCTCAGCTCGAATACGACCGCGACTCCGGTCTGGTTATCGACGTTGCCGAAGTGGCGAAAGCAGTCGGCACCGAATACGCCAAGGTCCGAACCCGCCTGCTGTCAATTCCCGCGGAACAGGCTCCGCGTCTCCATCGGTGCAAGACGCCTGCCGAGTTGCAGGACATGTTGCAGGAGGTCATCACAGAAGCACTCGAAGAACTCACTCGCGATGGAGCAGGCAACCCTAAATAGCACCAGGCGGTACGCGCGCGGCTATGACGCGTTGCGGGCGGGCCTCGCGGCGGCGCTTCGCCAGAACCTGACGCCGCCGCCCAAGCTGACGTTGAGCGAATGGGCCGAGCGTTATGCGGTTCTGTCGCGCGAGACGAGTGCGCAGACCGGCCGCTTCCGGGCGTTCGGTTATCAGAGGGGCATGCTGGATGCAGTAACCGACCCCAGCGTCGAGAAGATCAGCGTCATGAAGTCGGCCCGAGTCGGCTATACGAAGCTGATGGATCACGCGGTCGGCTTCTTCATCCACCAGGATCCTTCGCCGATTCTCGTCGTGCAGCCCCGCGTCGAGGATGCGGAGAGCTATTCGAAGACGGAAATCGCGCCGATGCTGCGCGACACGCCGGTCCTCGCGGCGATCGCGGGCGATCAGAAGGCGAAGAACAGCGATCAGACGATCCTTGCGAAGACGTTCCGCAATGGTTCGAGCCTGACGCTCGTCGGCGCGAATAGCCCGGCGGGCTTCCGGCGGATCACGTCGCGCGTCGTGATGTTCGACGAGGTCGACGCCTATCCGGTCGACGGTGCGGGCAACGAAGGCGATCAGATCGCGCTCGGCACGAAGCGGTCTGAGACGTTCTGGAATCGCAAGATCGTTCTCGGCTCGACGCCGACGGTGAAGGGATATAGCCGGATCGAGAAGAGCTTCGGCGAGAGCGATCAGCGCTACTTCTTCGTCGCGTGTCCGCACTGCGGCGAGCGGCAAGTGCTCGAATGGGGCAGTCCCGAAACGCCGTACGGCATGAAGTGGGACAAGGACGAGCACGGCGACGGCATCCCGGAAAGCGTCTATTACGTCTGCCGGCACAACGGTTGCATCATCCACGAGGCCGACAAGGCCGACATGGTCACGAACGGCGAGTGGCGCGCGACGAAGCCATTCAAGGGGCATGCCGGTTTTCATATCTGGGCCGGATACAGCCTCTTCCCGAACGCGTGCTGGTCGAACCTCGTTGCCGAATGGCTCCGCGTGAAGGACGACCCGCTCGCGCGGCAGACGTTCATTAACCTCGTGCTCGGCGAGCCATACGAGGATCGCGGCGATCGCGCGTTGAGCGAGACGCGGCTGGCAGCACGGACTGAAGTCTGGGATGCGGAAGTCCCCGACGGCGTCGGTCTGATCACGGTCGGCGGTGACGTCCAGGACGATCGAGTCGAGCTGGAAACGATCGGCTGGGGGCACAACGAAGAAAGCTGGTCCATAGATCACGCGGTCATTGAGGGCGACCCCGAAAGCGCGGAGCTGTGGAAGCGCGTCGACGAGTATTTGAAGCGAGTCTGGCGGCGCGCGGACGGTCGAGGCTTTGCAGTCTCCGCCGCCTGTATCGACTCCGGTGGTCACCATACGCAGAAGGTGTACGAGTTCGCGAAGGCGCGGCTCGGGCGTCGCATCTGGGCGATCAAGGGCGAGTCGGCGCGCGGCGGCGCGCGGTCACCTGTCTGGCCGACGAAGCGGCCGTCGTCGCGAACGAAATCGACGTTCCGGCCAGTCATCATCGGCGTGAACGCGGCGAAAGACGTGATACGCGAGCGGTTGCGGCGGGATCCCGAAGACAACGACGGGGTGCTGACGTACCCGGCCGGCTATATGCACTTCCCGACGGACCGGGACATCAACTACTTCGCGCAGCTTATCTCGGAGCGCTCGGTGACGAAGTTCGCAAATGGGCAGAAGTTCCGTGTGTGGGAACTGCCGCCCGGGCGCGCGAACGAAGCGCTCGACATTCGGGTATACGGATATGCAGCGCTTTGCGGCCTCATGCATATGGGCCTGAAGTTGAACCGACGCGTCGAAGCGGTGCAGGCCGATCCAACCGATCTCGTGCCGCCTGCTCCAGAGACGCGGCAGGAGGTCGAGCTCGATGTCGTGAGCGCGGCGCGGCCGGTACGCCCGGACGGACCGATCATCAAACAGGCACAGCCTGAGAAACGCTCTCGGATTCGGCGGCTCGCCGGCTGAAGCATAGGAGAAGAATTTTGCGATGCTTTGACCCGAGCCGCAGCTTATTGGCTGGCATGGATCAGACGGCGCTGCGGCAATCACTCGCCAATGCGCAGCAGATCTACATCCAGTTGTCGACCGGTGCGCAGGGCGAGTCTTACTCGTACACGCAGGGAGACGGCACAAGGTCGGTGACGTACACGCGCGCGAACCTCGCGGAACTGGCCGCAGCGATCCAGTTGATGCAGGCGCAGCTTGGCATCGTGGACTCGCCTCGCAGAGCAAACCGAATCACCTTCACACGGCGATAACGCATGGAATCGAACGTACAGCTACTTGGTCCGGACGGGAAGCCGCTGCCGGAGCGCAAGAGCCGTGCGCTCGCGCTTAACGGCAGTTATAGCGGATACGGCAGCACCAGCGCATTCGATGCGGCGGACATGTCCAGCCAGCATATGCGCGACTGGAATCCGGTGCTCTGGTCACCGGATGGCGAGCTCAACCCGTATCGCGATCGCATCGTCTCGCGCGTGCGCGACCTGGTGCGCAACGATGGTTGGGCGTCGGCAGCGGTCACGCGCACGCTCGACAACGTGATCGGCGCGGACTTCCGGCCGATCTCGAAGCCGGATTACCGCGCGCTCGCAGCGATGACAGGCAATCAGAAGTTCGATCATGTTTGGGCAGATGAGTTTGGCCGTGCGCTCGAGGCGGGTTGGCGCACGTGGTCGGATGATCCGGCGCACTTCTGCGACGCGCAGCGCAAGCTGACGATTCCGCAGATGATGCGCTTGGCCTTCCGCCACAAGATCGTCGACGGCGACGCGCTCGCCATCCTCCAATGGATGCCCGAGCGCCTGCCGCGCGGCGCGCGCTACGCGACCGTGCTGCAACTGATCGACCCGGACCGCCTGTCGAACCCGCAACAGAATTTCGACCGCCAGACAATGCGCGGCGGCGTTGAGGTGGACGAATACGGCGCGCCCGTCGCTTATCACATCCGCAAGGCGCATCAAGGCGACTGGTTCAGTGGCGGAAAGCAGGTGACGTGGGAGCGGATCGCCGCCGAAACCGATTGGGGGCGGCCGATAGTCGTCCATGACTACGACTTCGACCGGGCGTCGCAGCATCGCGGTGGCGCGGGCATCCTGACGCCTGTGCTACAGCGGCTGAAGATGCTGATCAAGTACGACGGCACCGAGCTCGACGCAGCGATCATCAATGCGATCTTCGGCGCTTACGTCACGAGCCCGTTTGACAAGCAGCTCGTCACCGAGGCTCTTGGCGATGGTGAAGAGGCGGTCGAAGGATACAACGGCTATCAGGACGCCCGAACAGAGTTCCACGACAAGACGGATCTCCGTCTTGGCGGCGCGCGATTGCCGATCCTCTTCCCCGGCGAGACGATCAACACGGTGTCGGCGACTCGCCCCGCTGGAAACTTCGCCGAGTTCGAGAACGCCATGCTGCGCAATGTCGCGGCGGGCACCGGCATGTCGGCGCAGCAGATCACGCAGAACTGGGCGGATGTGAACTACTCCTCATACCGCGCTGCGGCGCTCGAGGCGTGGAAGACGTTCGATCGGCGCCGCAGCGACTTCGGTCGCGGATTCGGGCAGCCGATTCTTTGCGCGATGGTCGAGGAAATGATGGACATCGGAGAGCTTCCGCTTCCGTCGGGAGCGCCCGAGTTCGCAATGGCACGCGCAGCATATACGCGTGCGTGGTGGATCGGTCCGGGCCGGGGATATGTCGATCCTATGAAAGAACGTCAGGGTGCGGCGCTCGGAATCGAGTCGGGGCTGTCGACGCTCGAAGACGAATCGGCCCAGCTGTCGGGCAACGATTGGCGCGACAACATCGACCAGCGCGCAATCGAGATCCAGTATTTCAAGGATCGCGGAATTCCTCTTCCCTCGACGCTGAAAGACGACGCGACGGCGGACGAGGTCACACAGGAACCCAAGGCTCAATGAACAACCTTCTCCCACGACTGGCGACGCGGATGTTCAACACGCCCGTCGCCATTCATCCGCGCAAGGCGGAGATCGTGGTGGCGGCGCTCGCGGATCGGCTTGGCATTGGCGGCATGGTGAGGCTGGACGGGACCGGCATCGTTCCGATGGCGATGGAAGATGACGAGTACGGCTTTGCGGAACCGGGGCGCACGCCGCGCGCCGGGTACGACAATGTCGGCGGTGTCGCGGTCATCGAGGTTCAGGGCACGCTGGTTCAAAAGCTCGGTTCGCTGCGCCCGTACAGCGGCATGTCGGGATACGACGGAATTCGCCAGAATTTGCTGATGGCCCTCGACGACCCCGATGTGCGAGCCATCGCGCTCGACATCGACTCGCCTGGCGGCGAAGTGGCCGGATGCTTCGATCTCGTCGACATGATCCACGGCGCGCGAGGCGTAAAGCCGATCTGGTCGATTCTCAACGAGTCGGCCTACAGCGCTGCGTATGCGATCGCGAGCGCCGCGGATCGCATCATCGTGCCGCGTACCGGCGGCGTTGGAAGCATCGGCGTCATCTGCGCGCACGTGGATCTGTCTGAAGCGCTGTCGAAGGCCGGCATGAAGGTGACGTTCATCACCTACGGGGATTACAAAGCCGACGGCCATTCTGAGATCCCGCTCGCGCCCGATGCGCTGGCGCGCTTCCAGGCGGACATCAACACGATGGGTGAATTGTTCGTTGAAACAGTCGCCCGTAACCGGAATATCGCGGCCGCCACGGTGCGCGATACGCAAGCCGCCACATTCATGGGTGACAAGGGTGTCGCCTTGGGGTTGGCGGATGAAGTGGCGGCGCCCGATGCCGCGTTTCGAGCCCTGATCCAGTCGATTCGGTCTTAAATTTCTTACTCAAGGGAAGCTATCAAATGAAGCTCTCGAAGATCGCGAGCGCGATGCCGTTCGCCCATTTCCTCGGGCTGCCGAGCGCGTCCGCATCGTCGCCGAGCGCGGCGGCCCGCGCGGAAGAAGAGGACGATCGCAAGCAGCGCGAAGGCGAGTCCGACGACGACTATGCCAAGCGCATGGAAGAGCAGGACAAGAAGGACGAGGAAGCGCGCAAGGCTGAGCAGGACGAGAAAGACAAAGAGGCCAAGCGTGCCGAAGAAAACGACGACGATGTCGACGCCGAAGCGGACGACAAAGACGACAAGGAAGAAGGCAAACGTGCGGGTCGCGCGCAGGGCGCGCGCCAGCGCGAGCGCGTGCGCTGTGCCGCGATCGTTGCGGCCGGCATCAAGAGCGGCATGGTGAAGCAGGCATGCGCCTTCGCATTCGACACGAACATGTCGGCTGCGCAAGCAATCAACGCGCTTGTGGTCGGCGCTGAAGACCGGCCGGCGGCGACCGCGCCGACACAACGCAAGCCGTCGCTGGATGAGCGTATGTCGCACGCACGCCCGGCGAACCCTGGCGTGACCGCAGCAGCAGCGGCTGAACCGTCGCTGGCAGAACGAATTGTTGCGGCAGGCAAGCTGCGCCGCGGCGAGATCTAACCCCTCCCCAAACCCGGAGAAACTCAGATGGCTTTGACTCCTACCACGGTCGGGGAGAACCCCCAAGTCCCGTCGGCATCCGCACAAACCTTCGTTCCCGATCAGCTGATCGCTGGTCCGAAGCAACTCGTCACCCGCAACGTCACGATCACCGGCGGCCCGTTCGCGCGCGGCACGGTGCTCGGCAAGATCACGGCGAGCGGTAAGTACACGGTCGCGCTGTCGGCTTCGTCCGATGGCAGCCAGACGCCGACGGCGATCCTCGCCGATTACGCAGACGGCAGCGGCGGCGATGTGGTCGCGGGCGTGTATCTCGAGGGCGAGTTCAACGTCAACGCCGTCACGCTCGGCACGGGCATCACGTCGACGGCCGCTCAGGACGCGCTGCGTCCGCTGGGCATCCACCTCAAGTCCTCGGTCTCGGCTGCTGACCCGAGCTAAACCCTCAACTGAACTGATGCGAACGCCCCGCCGCTGAGCGGGGCTTTTTCATTTGGGCCACACACTCGGAGAGAGCAATGCCCGGAAACCTGATTTACGACACGAACACCCTGATCGGGGTTGTGCAGAACCTGAAGATGGCGCAGAGCTGGCTGCTCGACAGGTTCTTCACGAACATGATCGCGGCGGACAGCGAGTTTGTCTCGATCGACGTGGATGTCGGCAAGCGCCGTATGTCCCCGTTCTGCTCGCCGCTCGTCGAAGGCAAACTTGTCGAGAGCCGCCGCTATCAGACGAACACGTTCAAGCCGCCGTACATCAAGGACAAGCGCGCGCCTGATCTGCGCAAGCCGGTCCGTCGCATGATCGGCGAGCGCATCGGCGGCGACTTGACGCCGGAAGTCCGCGAGCAAATGAACCTCGAGTTCGAGCTCAACGACCAGATCGACATGCTGACGCGCCGTATGGAATGGATGGCGGCACAGGTGCTCGTGACGGGTACGCTCACCGTTTCCGGTGAAGGCTTCCCAACGACCGTCATCGACTTCGGTCGCGACGGTTCGCTGACGATCGCGTTGACCGGCGGTGCGCAGTGGACGGCTGCGAACATCACCGCTGGTACGGCAAATCCGACCGGCAACATCGAGACGTGGCAGCAACAGATCCTGAAGTCGTCGGGCGCGGTGGCTACGGACATCATCTTCACCCCGAAGGCGTGGGGCGGGTTCAAGCTCGACCCGACGCTGAAGGGCGCGATCTACTACCCGGCGCTGGGCCAGAATGGCAACGTCGTGAATGTCGGCGCGCAGATCCAGCGCGGCGCCGTCTCGAAGGGCGTGTGGGGCCAGTACAACCTCTGGCTCTACAACGACTGGTACGTCGACGACAACAACGTCGAGCAGCCGATGCTGCCGGACGGCTCTCTGATCATGACGGGCCCCGATCTCGACGGCACGCGTGCGTTCGGTCAAATCATCGACCCGGCGTTCAACTATGCGTCGCTGCCGTTCGCCCCGAAGACGTGGTTGAAGGATGATCCGGCTCAGCGTTTCCTGATGATGCAATCGGCTCCGATCATCATCCCGAGCCGCGTCAACGCTGCGCTCGCCGCGACCGTCGCGTGAGGTGAATGATGGCTGAAAAACTCATCGAAGCAGTCGTCGCGCGCAATCGTACCGTTCACGATCGCATCCTCACCGGCAGCAAAGAAAGCCCCGAAGTCGTTGATGTGATCAAGACGGCTGGTCAGAAAGTGCGCCTGCCGGAATCCGAAGTGGTACGTCTGCGTGAGCTTGGCTACCTCGTCCCCGAAAAGGTCGAGGAGGTGAAGCTGGAAGGTGCGCAGATCACCGGCGGCCAGGTGTCGATCAACGAGTCGGAGTAATCGATGGACTGGGACGACATCGTCGACGGCAAGATCCTCGGTCCTTTGATGGCGCAGTTCGGGACGGCGATTACCTACATGCCGGGTGACGGTGGCTCGTTCCAGATCACGGGCGCTTACGACAAGGCGTTCTTCGGCGTCGATCCGGTGACTGGGTCGACGGTCGTCACGCAGCAGCCGACGGTCGGGATTCAGCTTTCGCAGTTCCCCATCGAGCCGCGGCAGTACGACACGCTGATGATCAACAAGACGGGCGAGCAGTGGCAGGTGCGCGAGGTTCATCTCGACGGCCACGGCGGCGGCCGCCTGATGCTCAACGTTCCAGGACAGACCGATGCCTGATCAAACCGGACGCGCGCAGCTTCGCGGCGTGCTGCTGTCGATCTTGCAGACGATCTCGGGCGTGACGGTGTATTCGCCCGGCGATTGGAATGTGCCGGCACCGAAGCTGCCAGCGATAAAGCTGCGGCAGGCGAAGGAGCGCAAGCAGTCGACCGGGCGAAACGGGCAGACATCGTTCACGACTGTCTCCGCATTCGAGATCAAGGCAGAGGTGTCGGCGGCATCAGGACCAGCGGCTTTGGCCGCTGTCGAGACGCTCGGCGCGCAGATCGAAGAGGCGATCTTCAAGAGCATTCCGCTTCGGCAGATCGTGCAGGACTTCCCGTTCTGCGACATCGAGACGGACGTGAATGCCGAAGGTGCGCCGCACGTTGGCGGGATCTCGATCCTTCTGGGTATCGAGTTCTTCGAGACGTTCGTGCCAGACATCAATACCCAGCTGCTCGCGATGAACCTAACGGCCGACCTTACGAACGTCGCCGATCCGAACGGCACCTATCCGGACCCACCATTCCCCGACGCTGTCACGCCAGCCCCGCGCACGCAGGGTCCTGACGGGCGCGCGGAAGGCGAGGTCAACGTTCAATTTCCTCAATAGGAGCGACGAATGATCGTCAAACCTGCACCGGGCCTCAAAGTGCGGCATCCGGTTACGAAGCAGTTGCTGCCCGACGAAGGCATCGAAGTGCCGGACGGCGACATCTTCTGGACCCGCGTGCTCAATGACGGCGACGTCGTTCTCGCGGACAACGCGGCTCTGCCCGCACCGAAGCAGTCGGGGAGTGACGCAGAATGACCATCCCGTTCAAGCAGATCCCGCAGAACATCCGCACGCCGCTGTTCTTCGCCGAGATCGACAACTCGCACGCAAACTCCGCGGTTGCGAACCAGCGCGCGCTGCTCATCGGTCCGATGACGTCGGCCGGCATCGCGACGCCGAACGTGCCACTCATCTCGTCGGGCACGGGCGACGCGAACGTCCAGGCTGGCGCGAACAGCGTGCTCGCACTGATGACGGCTGCCTATCGTCAGAACGATCAGTTCGGCGAACTCTGGTACCTGCCGGTCCAGGACGCCGGCGGCGCGGTGGCGGCGACCGGTACGATCGCGTTCACCTCGGCGCCGACGGCTAACGGCACCATCTCGCTGTATATCGCCGGGCAGCTGGTCACCGTACCGGTGACGGCAGGCCAGACGACCGCACAAATTGCGACCGCAGTCGCGGCGGCGATCAATCTGATTCCGTCGATGCCCGTCACCGCTGCGGCTTCGACGAGCACGGTGACGCTGACGGCAGACAATAAGGGCCTCGTCGGCAACGACATCGACGTCCGCTTCAATTACATCGGCACGACGGCCGGCGAGGCGCTGCCGACGGGTCTCGCGGCGACGATCACGGCGATGGCGAGCGGCGCGACGAACCCGACGCTGACGACGGCGCTCGGCAATCTTCAGGACATGCCGTTCGACTTCATCGCGTGCGCGTTCACCGATACGACGTCGCTCGACGCGCTGAAGGCGTTCCTGAATGACTCGACCGGTCGCTGGAGCTGGCAGCAGCAGGTGTACGGCCACGTGTTCGTCGCATACCGCAGCACGTGGGCAGGGCTCACCACTTTCGGCACGGCGCGCAATAACCAGCACGAGTCGATCATGGGCTTCAACGACTCGCCCACGCCAGCATGGCAATGGGCGGCGGCAATCGCGGCGGTGACCGCGGTGAGCGTGCGCGCTGATCCGGGCGTCCCGATGCAGACCGTCGCGCTGACCGGCGTACTGGCGCCGCCGCTGCAATCGCGCTTCAACCTGAGCCAGCGCAACACGCTGCTCTATGACGGCATCGCCACCTTCACGGTTGGCGACGACGGCACGGTCGCGATCGAGAATCTGATCACGAGCTATCAGACGAACGCCTTCGGGCAGCCGGACAACAGCTATCTCGAAGTCGAGACGATGTTCCTGCTCGCGTACGTGCTGCGTCGCCTGCGAACGCTGGTGACATCGAAGTATGCGCGCGTGAAGCTCGCGGCGAACGGCACGCGATTCGGCCCGGGCGCCGGTATCGTTACGCCGAACATCATCAAGGCTGACCAGATCGCCGAATACCAGGCAATGGAGTACGAAGGCTACGTGCAGGGAAGCGATAAGTTTGCTCAGTCGATCATCGTCGAGCAAAACGCGCAGAACCCGAATCGTGTCGACGTCCTCTGGCCGGGCACGCTGATCAATCAGCTGCGAATCTTCGCGCTGCTCGCGCAGTTCCGCCTGTCGACCAGCCAGACGTAAGCAGTTCGCCAACGCTGTGAGCCGCCCCAATCCGGGCGGCTTTTTCTTTTGTGGAGAAGCCAACGATGGCGAACAACACGAATTTCATCGCCGGCACCGCGTACATCACGATCGACGGTGTCAATTACCAGCTCGAAGGTGAGTTGCGGTACGACGTCGGCGCTGTGACGCGCGAGTCGCTCGGCGGGCAGGACACCATTCACGGCTTCAGTGAGAAGCCGAAGGCACCTTCGATCTCGGCGTCGATTCGTGACTCGGGCGGCGTCAGTCTCGCTGCGATCAACGCGATGCGCAGCAACACGGTCGTTCTCGAGCTTGCGAACGGCAAGACGATCATCGGCCGCAACATGTGGACGGTCGAAGCGCAGGAAGTCGACACGACCGAAGCGAAGTTCACGGTCAAGTGGGAAGGCCTACAGGGCTCGGTCACGGAGCAGTAATCGATGAGCGACACAAAAACCATCCAGTTGCGCAAGGCGCTGAGCTACGGCAAGGGCGACCAGGCGAAGACGGTCGACTCGATCATGCTGCGCGAGCCGACCGCAGGCGAGTATGAGAAGGCGGAAAACGCGGCCGGCGTGTACGGGCTCCAGATCGCTCTGATCGCGCTGCTCAGCGGCGTACCGGTCGACGTGATCGACCAGATGTATACGAGCCAGATCGACGAGGCGGCCGATTTCATCGGTTCCTTCGGCAAGGAAGCGATCAGTGGCATGAAGGCGAGCGCCGACGAGTTCGAGCTTGTTCTCCAATCGCCGGTAAAGCTCACGGCCGACGAAAGTCCGCTGAATGTCGCTTCTCTCGAGTTGTGCGAGCCGACGAATCAGCAGAAGCGGAAGGCTTCGGCCGCCGGCGGCACGTTCGCGTCGAGTATCGCGCTGATCAGCATCGTGTCGAAGGTGCCGAAGAACGCTGTGCGCGCGCTGACCGCGCGTGACTTCATGGCCGCGTGCGCGTACTTCAACGGTTTTCAGCTTCGGCGGACAGCGGACTCGGACGACTGATTGCCGCCGTCACGGCCATGCCGGAAGGCTGGGATGACGTTCTCGCCGAGCTGACGCATTTCATGCGGTGGGGGCCGAACGACGCCGACGGCATGACGTTTTCCGAGACTTTGCGCTGGCTTGACCAGGCCAAGCGCATGAAACAACAGATTGGAGCAAAGGCATGAACATTGGAGGCGGCGCAGGCGCAGTGCTCGGCACCACCTCGGGCATCTCCAATCTGGCGAGTTCGCTGGCCGCGCGACTTGGCGGCTCGGCGGGCTCGTACTTCGATCAGTTGCGGCCCGCTTCATTCCGCGGCGTGCCGTTCGTATCGCTCGGCGGCGAAGGCGGCTTCGGGCGCCGGAACGAGCTGCATGAATACCCTCTGCGCGACACGCCGTGGGTCGAGGATCTTGGGCGTGGCACGCGGCGCTTCCGAGTCTTCGGGTTCGTCGTTGGCGACGACGTCATCGCGCAGCGCGACATGCTGATTGCAGCCTGCGAGAAGGAAGGCGCGGGCTCGCTCGTGCATCCGACGTATGGTCGGCGAGACGTCAGCCTGATGGATAGCCGCTGGATCGAGCGGTGGGAGAAGGGCCGATACTTCGAGTTCGAGTTCGAATTTATCGAAGGTGGCCCTCGTGTCTTCCCGGCGACCTCGGTTGCGGGCGGCAGTCTTGTCGAAAGCGCGGCGAGCGGCTTGAACGTCGCGGCTGCTCTCAATTTCGCCCGGACGGCGCTAACAGCGATCGCGTACGGTGCAGCGGTGCTTGGATCGGCGGTGAGCACGGCCGTCGGCTGGTACACGGCGGCGAAGAATTTTGTTGGCGACGCACGGAACCTCTTCAAGCTTCTGACGAATCTACCGGGTGACTTCGGCCGATTTGCTGGCAGCGCAACGGTGCCGACGTTCAGCAAGTTTCCGAGTTCTTCGGTCGACACGAGCGGCGCAACCGTCGAAAGTCTCACACAGGCGGCGACCCTCGCGCGCGCGAATCTCGATACCGCTTCGGCGACTCTCGACGCGGCGGCGCGCAATCTCGACGCATCGACGATCGACGACTTCACCGCGGCGGTGCAGGGCGTCACGAGCGCGATGCTGGCGGCGACGCCGGATCCGGCTGATTCGATGCGTTTGCTCACGTCGTTGGCTGGGTACGAGCCGGGCGGCGCGACAACGGCGTCGACGATCGGCACCGCGATGGCGACAATGCAGTCCGCGTGCTCGGATCTCTTCCGGCGCACGACCATTGCTTCAATCGCCGTGGCGGCATCGAACTACGAGCCTACGTCGAGCGACGATGCTGCGCGGGTGCGCAGTCAGGTGCTTGATCTGATCGACGCCGAGATGACCGTATCGGGCGATCAAGGCGACGATGAGACGTACGCGGCTCTGCGCTCGCTGCGGCAAGCCGTGGTCTCAGATTTGAATCAGCGCGGCGCGAGTTTGCCGGCGATGCGTACCTTCACCTTCGCGACGCCGCTTCCTTCGCTGACCTTGGCAAATCGTATTTATCGGGACGCATCGCGCGCGGATGAATTGGTCGCGCAAGCAGATCCGGTGCATCCCGCGTTCTTCCCTACAAGCTTCAAGGCACTGGCGAGCTGATTCATGGCAAACAACCTGACGATCGTTATCTCTGCGCTCGACAGGACCGGGGCGGGCTTCGCTTCGGCGAACCGGAACCTTCGTGCCATCGATCAGGCGATGATGCGCACGACGCGCTCTTCGCAGCGCATGACGGCAGTGCAAAGCTTCGTGACCGGCGCGACGCGCGCGAGCGCGCTCAGCGGCGCGTTGCTCGCGGGTGTCGTGGGCGCGGCCGCGCTCGTCACATCGAAGATCCTTTCGATCGAATCGGCATGGGCGAACACTGTCCGCAGCGTCAGCAACAAGTCGCTGACCCTCGGCATCGACGCCAAGCAGCTGTTCGGCATCCAGAACGCGGCAAAATCCGTCGGTCTGAGCGCCGAGCAGGCGACGTCTTCGGTCGAAGGCGTGACGCGTGGGTACTACGAGTCGACGCAGGGTCGCGATCCGCAGAAGCGGATGATCTACCAGGCGTACGGCATCAATGGGCTTGACGAGCGCGGGCAATTCAGTTCCGAGCGTCTGCTCGAGCAGATCGCCGCGGCCGGCGAAAGCGTGAACAGTCGGAACGGCCCGCTCGCGCGCCATCGTCTATTCGAGGCGCTCGACGCTGGTGGCTTGGAAGATCTGCTGAACAAGGGAGCCGGTGGCATGCGCGACCGTTACGCGCGCGGCGTCGCGCTCGCCCCGAGTGAGGACGATATTCGCCACGCGAACGACTATGCCGAGGCGATGGCGAGGCTCGACGCGCAGTTCGACAAGACGAAGCAGACGATACTTGGCGGCCTTGCTCCGGCGCTGACGACCTTTCTGGAAGGCGTCGAGCGCGTCATTGCGCGCATGAACGGGCAAGATTATGTGCCGACGCGCTGGAACGGCAGCAGCTACGTTCCCGCTTCGGCGCCGGACGCTCCGCCCGCAGCGAACCTCGGGGACCGCGCAATCGATGGACTTGAGAAGTTCGGCAACTATCTGCGCGGGAACGGTTCTCGCACGAACGCCCAGGTCGGCGCCGAGCCCAACGCCAACGTTCCTGCCGCCGTCTCGTTCTTCGAGTCGCGCGGTTGGACGCGCGCGCAGGCGATCGGCATCGTCTCGAACCTGCAGCACGAGAGCGGCATCGACCCGGCGGCGAGCGGCGATAACGGCAAGGCGTACGGCATCGCGCAGTGGCATCCCGACCGCCAAGCCGCGTTTCAGCAGTGGGCGGGCAACTGGATCGGCAATTCGACGCTCGAGCAGCAGCTCGGGTTCGTCGATTACGAACTGCGGCGCGGCGGTGAGCAGAGGGCGGGTGCAGAGTTGGAAATGGCCCGCACGCCCGGCCAAGCTGCCGATGTCGTTTCGCGGCTGTACGAGCGGCCTGCCGCCGCAGCAGCAGAAGCCGCAGCACGCGCCGCGACCGCGAATCGCATCGCTGGTCTCTATTCGGGTGGACAAGGGCCAGACGCGTCGCAGCAGGACGCGGCACCGGCGCGTTCGGACGGCGAACTGCGCGTGAAGGTCGAACTCGGCAACCTGCCGAAGGGATCGCGCGCCGAAGTCTCGGGGACGCCTAACGTGAAATCGACGGTAGAGCGAGGCTCGACCGGCTCAACCAGTCAATTCGCGCTTGGGGCGACATACTGATGAATTCGCTCGTTGTGACGCTGCCGGAATCGAAGATCTCGATCACCGGATGGAAAGGCGCGCGCGTTACGCGCTCGATCGAGAGTTGCACCGGATCGTTCGTGCTGGAGATGACCGAGCGCTTTCCAGAAGAGGTTGATGAGGCTTCGCTGATCGGCGGCGCGGCAATTCAGATCGCGATCGACGCAGACAATATTCTGCTCACGGGGTATGTGGATACGGTCGAATACATCATCACGCCGCACGAGCATCTAGTCCGCGCGACGGGTCGCGGCAAATGCCAGGATCTGATTGACTGCAGTGCGCCGGTCGATCGGATTCTGGCGAACAGCCGCATCGATGCTGTCTGCCGGTCATTGCTGAAGAATTTCGAAATCGATGTCGTCGTCTCAGCCAGCCTGCAGGCAGTCATCGGAGAGTTGCCTACGATCCCGTTCCAGTTGATCTCAATCACGGAAACGCCGTGGGAGATCATCGAACGCTGTTGCCGATACAGCGGCGTCCTCGCGTTCGAACTCGAGGACGGCTCGTTGTGCCTCGCACTGGCCGGGGACGTGCTCGGCTCGACTGGGCTCGAAATCGGAAAGAACGTCGAGTCCGCGGTATCGGTGAAGAGCTCGCTCGGGCGCTTTTCGAGCGTCTCTGGTGTGCTGACGAATTACAACAATGCGACCGACATCGGCGTCAACCTGCTGCCCGAATATACGGCGTACGACCCGGGCGTTAAGCGGTATCGCCCGAGGTTCATCGTGTCCGAGCAGCCCTCGTCAGATCGAACGTATCTCGAACGGCGTGTCGACTGGCAGATCGCGCGTGCGTATGGCATGTCGCGACAGGTGCGCGTGCTGGTGGACAGCTGGACCGATTCGAGCGGCTCGCCCTGGTATCTGAACTATCAGGTGCCGGTCACGATGCCGCTGCTCAAGATTCCGGAGAAGACTCTTCTGCTCATCACCGAGATCAGCTTCATCCTCGACGAGAACGGAACGCATACCGAGCTTCTGCTGGCGCCGCGTCAGGCATATCTGCCCGAGCCGCTCGTTCTTCAACGTATCGATCCGGACATCGCGCCGGCCTAAGGACTTTGAATGCTCGACGCACTGAACGCGCTCTCACGGCGGATTCGTCTGTTCGTGAGTCGCGCGGTGATCTCGTTCGTCGACGACACGCGAACGGTCCAGTACCTGCAGGCGAAGATCAACGCGCTTGAGACGGTTGGCGACATACCGCGCTACGTCGAATATGGGCTGTCCTCGAATCCGCCGCTTGGCTCCGAGGCGCTCATTGTTTTCGGGAATGGCGAGCGCACGAACGGCATCGTCATCGCCACTTCGAACGCGAAATTTCGCGTCACGGCGCTGGCGAGCGGAGAGGTTGTTGTGCACGACAACACGGGCCAGAAAGTCTATCTATCGCAGGCGGGCATGGTGCTCGACGGCGGCGGAAAGCCTGTGACGATCACAAACACGCCAGAGATCGACGCCGACACGCCGTTGCTTAAATGCAAGGGCGACATCATCGACAACTACGAGACGAACACGCGCACGGTCGCGGGCATGCGAGCAGTTGCCAACTTGCACACGCACCCAATCGTCAACGTACAGACCGGCGGCAGCACGATCAATACGCAGCCGCCGACACAGCCGGAGTAGTAGATGCCTGACATCAGCATCGTCTGGGATACAGCGAACAGCCGCGGCGATTGGCAGCAGCTTGGGCCAGATCTGCTCACTGGAAACGATCTGCAAACCGCTGTCCTGCTGAGTCTGTTCACCGACCGCGCCGCGAATGCCGATGACGTCATTCCTGACGGCACCGGGGACCCGCGCGGCTGGTGGGGAGACCTCGACGAGGACAGCCCAATAGGATCACGGCTCTGGCTCCTCGATCGGTCGAAGCAGACTCAAGAGGTGCTCAACAACGCGCGCGACTACATCGTCGAAGCGCTGCAGTGGCTCGTTGATGACGGCGTCGTCGCGAGCTTGGATGTTCAGACGGAATGGACGCGCGACACGTTTCTCGGCGCGCAGATCACGCTCTATCAACCGGCCGGGCCCAGCGTCTCCCTGACGTACGCATGGGCATGGCAACAGCTCACCTGACATGCCATTCCAACGAAAAACGCTCTCCATCTTGATCAGCGAGGTGGCGGCCGACGTCAACTCGGCCTTGCAGGGTGCTGATGCAACGCTGCGACGCACGGTTCTAAAGGTGATTGGCAAGGTGCAGGCGGGCTTGTCGAACCTGCAGATGGCTTATCTCGACTGGATTGCCAAGCAGGCGGTTCCGTTCACCGCGGAAGACGAGTATCTGGAAGGCTGGGCGGCGCTCAAGAAGGTATATCGCAAGGCCGCAACGCCGGCGCAGTTGACTGCATCATTCGCTGGCGTCACGGGAACAGTGCTTAATGCCGGAACGCCGGTCGCCCGAGGGGACGGGGCGACATACACGACGGGCGCAACGGCAACGGTCGACGGTACTGGCGCTCTTTCGGTGACGATCGTAGCGACATCGGCTGGCGCGGCCGGAAATGCTGATCCGGGTACGGCAGTAGCGCTTGGCGTTGCTGTCTCGGGATTGCAGTCGTCGGGGACGATAACGGGCACCGTTGCGTCCGGCTCAGACATCGAAGATAACGATGATCTGCGCAATAGAATGCTTGCTGCATATCAGAACACACCGCAGGGTGGCGATCTGAACGACTATGTCGGGTGGGCGCTCGCCGTGCCTGGTGTGACGCGGGCGTGGTGCGCGCCGAATGGTTTTGGCGCCGGGACGGTCGTGATCTACACGATGTGGGACTCTGCGGAGGCCTCGCACAACGGGTTCCCTCAAGGAACGAACGGATGCTCGCAATATGACAAGGGTCCTGGCGGCACGCCGCGGGGCACAGTCGCAACAGGCGATCAGCTCGTCGTCGCCGACACGATCGTGAACGAGCAGCCCGTGACTGCGTTAGTGTATTCGTGCGCGCCCGTCGCGAACAACCTGACGTTCACGCTCTCCGGCCTGACGAGCACGTCGACCGCTACGCGTGCGGCTATCTTTGCGGCGATCTCCGATGTCCTATTCAGGAACGGCGACCCGCGCGCGGGGACGATCAATCGATCCGACATCGAATCGGCGATTGCGTCGGTGTCTGGCACGAGCGGCTTCGTTATCACGCTCGTTCAGGGCGTCGTAGGCGCAACGACGACGACTTATCCGGGCAACATCACAAGCGGGTTTGGTCAGCTTCCGGTGCTCGCCGGCGTGAACTACGTCTG